CCTGGGTGTATGTCCCCCTCAGGCGTCATGAATTCCTGATTCACAGGAATCACCCCCTGCGCGGCATTAGCGAGGCAGTCCTCACAGTTGCCGGTAGACCCACCGGAGCCTAACACCCATTCCTTACCCTCTATGCCCATATCGACCATAGCATCATGCGACGCCTGGAACAGCGCCTTCCGTGTCTCGGTTCGCGCTATCAACTGGCTCCGATAGCGGCTCATGTCGAGAAATGTCTTGCGAAGGTCTCTGGATAGCCCAGGCACGCCCCGCTTGTTCTTGATGCCGTCGCTGACAACCTTGGCTAGTCTGCGCTTCGTTTCCTCGTCCATCTGGGTGACGAGCTTCGCCCCTTCCTTCTCTGCCCAATCAACCGCCTGCTGGATCGGTGGCCCTTCATAGGCTATCGGGATGCCAGTCATTGTCTTGCCCCATGTCACCATCTCCGCAGAGCCTGAAACATGAATCGCCCCTAGTTGGGAACTGACACGAGAAGTGATGCCACTGTTGAAAGTCGCTAATATCGCATCAATCATATCGCTCGTATCACCCCCGATGCTCTCCTTGACATATTGATAGTAGATAGCGTCCAGTCTCTCCCATGGGAACGCCTGCTCCAAGGCTCGGAAGTATTTAGCCAACTCTCTTTCGAGGCTTCTTGCGAGCCTTTGGTTTTTGGGCGACTCGGGGTTTGCTGGAATCTCGGCCCTCAGCATCGCCTCGATAAGCATTAGGGTCTCGTATAGCTCTGTCCTCCATTGTGGATCGAGCCTCTCGGCAGGTGCGGCAATAGGCGACACATCCGTGGTCGAGTTCCTCAACGTCTGTACCTCCGCAAATCGGGCATCTCATAATACCTCCCTCAATGTAATCGTTTCATGAATCAGCAAAATCCCGCATTATTTCTCCCGCCGGGCCATCAGCGGTAAGCTCCAGGCAGACGGAATCTGCATCATTGAGCCAAGGATGTCGTCCGGCAGAACTGTTTTCATCTCCTGCGTTATTATCGGCTATACACCGTGCTTCTAGTTCAGTCTCTGCCCTGACTACAAATCCAAAAGCCTTAGTGAACCACAGCTCCCAAGGATCATTGTCTACGGCATTTCCAAACTTTCTGCCGTGTCCATATGGCTCCTTGGGTCGCAGCAAATATAATTCCATCGAACCTCCCGCAATCCGTGTTCCCTGGAATGGCACCGGCCACACAGCCAAGTGATGTTATCTCGGCCATCACCACCTCCCTGCGACCTCTTGATGATATGGTGCTTCATTAGCCCCCGCCAGTCCGGGTGTCTGTGGCAGTGCTCGCAACATCCGTCTTCTGGTACAGGGATGCGCTCTAATCGTGCCTGTCTAGCCCGTTGGCTCGGCGACATTCTGATGGTTCTCACAATCCCCCCGCAATAGCTTCCCTCAAATCCCGCACCGCCTTAAGTATATCACCCCTCTTGCTTTCCGGCATCTCCTCATTCATAGCGTCCAGCACGTCAGCCGTGTTGTTGATTCCCAGGGCCATCAGCGCCATCTGCTGCACGTCTCTCGAATCCGCCAACCCTGGCATCACCAACGCCAACTTACTGATAGCGTCCGCCACCGCTATCGCATCCGTGGGCGTGATCGGCGGGAAGTCCCTGTCTATAACCCACTTGTCGGGGGCTATCCCCGCGTGCTCTAGAATCACCTCGTCGATGTCCTGGTATACGTCGCTCCAGACTTTCTGATAACTCTGGAACATCTTCATCATCGGCAATTCCACGGTTTTAGCCGTGGCCAGGCTCCCTACGGACACATCCCCGAAATATTGTTCAGATATTCCCACGGCTGAACAGACCTGGAGCTTCAACATCCGCCCGTCCTGATAGGCGTTAGACGCCCCCGTGTCGGTCTTGATCGGCTGAGTGTCTACCCCCATGTTCTCCACTAGTACCGAGCCAGCGTTGGGGTTGACCTCGTTTAGCTTGCCCTTGATACTGTCAACAGTGGTCTGCCCTCCCTTGACCTTGCTACGCCAGGCGAACTTAGCCAGGGCCAGCATTATGGCTATCCTGGAAGCGAGGAACCTCCGGTACTGCTTAATCCAGTCTAGGGCCGGTAGCAATAGGGGATTCCCCCTCTGCTCTATCGTGTTGTAAGCGAAATGATACACTAGGGCGTCCTCAGTCTGAGTCACGCTGTGGCCCATAGCATCAACGGCCGGTTCGCCCTTGATGTTGGATATACTCCGGTAGATTGACATCTTCCCCTGCCCCTGGGCGTTCGCCCACTCCCTCTTGTAGAAACGCACGTCCTCGATGTCGTCCTCGCCGGTGATGATTTCCGTTATTTGAGCCGGATCGATTCGACGGATTGTCGCGGCTCCGGCCCCCAGGAATATCGCAAAGAATACCTCGCCGTCTATCAGGAGCTTCTTGGATGATAGTCGCTGCCCCCGGGCCGACAGTACAGATTGGTTGACCTTGGACCCCCAGAATCCCTCCAGTACCTTACTGACAGCCTCATCCTCCGTCTGCCATGTCATGCCGCCCCCGAAGGTGTAGTCGGTCCACAATCGGATTGCCTGCTTGCCCATTGGGTCCTTGGCCGCATAGAGCCGCGACAGGTAGAGATTCGATAACCGTTCCGTCGATGATATGGTTTGCCCAGTAGTGTTAAAGTTTATCCAGCCGGCGTCTTCTAGGCTGAACGCATCCTCGACAGACCGCGTTGCCTCCGTTATGATCTTGTCGACTTCCATAAATTCTATAGTCATAAGTCTAAATTCACTCCTGCCATAGCGTCGTAGATTTGTATGGTCTCTTCCTCTACCGGCTCGAATGCGCCCATAATAGCATATCTCCTGGCGTCCATACCATGAGAGAAATTATGGGTAGTCTTATCTGTCAATTTGCCGTTTCTGTCAGGTATATATCTGTAGTTCCGTTGCTCTTTAATGCAGTTGGTCGAGTCCTTGGTCCAGAACTGGCGAAAATCCATTACCCGCTTGTGTCCAGTCCGAACACTACCCGGCCCCTTGGGTGTTCCCTTGATGTTGAAATGAGGCTTGCCTTCATCCGCCTTGTGGCTATACACTTCTTCTATGGATTTGGGCTCTGCGCTGTCTGCCCATATCTCATCATGGTTGCGTATAACTCCCAACTCATCTAGCCTATTGCCGATGTCCTGGTTAGTTAATTCCTTTTCATATATCAATTCCTGGCTGTATAGGTTATCTCCGACAATGACATGCTTAGTTAATGCCGTAGGGTCGCCAGAGAAACCCCAGTCTAGCCCATAGAAGTAATCGCCGTATGGTAACACGTCCACCTGCCCAAAGAGCGGATACACAAGCCCTGTTACCTTTCCCATCTTCCCAAGCCCATATATGTTCCACCAGTTGGGATCTTTGTCTCTGTTAGATTCTATATTAGCTACTATTTCAGCGGGAATAACATCTATGGCATCCAAATACGTTGAATGAATATAGGCACTTGTGGTCTCATGTAACCAGCCTTTCACTATTTCGTTTCCTGATTCATATTGATGTGCCCAAAACTCACTAACGGGATTCCAGTCCACTATCGTTAGAAGCCGTGTCCTGATGTCTAGACCACGCGCGGTCTCCCACGATACGTTGTTACCCTCATTTATAAACAGTATGTCCCTTCTCGGTCCTCTAACCTTATCAGCCTCGTCTGCGCCAAAGAACTCTATGACACCATTGCCAAAATTATAAGTATGCTCAGACATATTGTATCTGGGGTCATCTTTCGGTGTGCTTCCCAGGATGTTAAAGAAATCCCTAATCGCACCCTTTCGCAGATGGGGCAGCGACTCACTCACTATCGATATTAAGAGCTTATGCTTAGTGTGCTGTGCTATTAAGATGAGCAACTGAATAATTGACCAGGTCTTGGAGCTTGCCGTGCCGCCTTCATTGAGGCATCTACGCTTACCGCCTAACCAGGCCGAATTATTCTGACCGAATATGCGGGTGTATCTCAACTTCCTTTCCAATATCTTATCTCACATGACTAAATTGATTCAATAATTCTGAATTTTGAAATCGCATTAGCTTAATCTCTTTTTTTAATTCCTCTATTTGTACATTGACTCCGTCTTGATAACCCCTACGATAACCGTCTCTGTATCCCTTGTGATGCATTGCAATATGAGCACCAGCGAGGCTCAACTCGATATTCTCAATTCGGTTATCGTCTTTAATGCCGTTTTTATGATGAACTGATTCCCAAGATTGGAGACACCGCCCAAGAGATTTCGCCATTACAAGACGGTGTTCAAGAACATAATCCTTAGAATCTGCCATTAAATAAAAGAAATCACTCTTGTCAAGAAGAATCAAAATATAACCCTTGACAGTTCTTTTCCAACCTTTTCTATGAAGCTGCCCAGTAGCCTTATTGCTACAAGAACGGCAACGTTTGCTAATAGGTTTCATTGCATATGCTTGAACCCAGCGTTCTTTACCACAAATATCACAACTGGCCCAAATATATGAACTTTTTGTTTTGAAACCCAACATTTTACCTTTTATGAACTCACCTATTATCGGCATTTCAATATCCCGTTTTTAAGTTCTCTCGCCATTCAT